TCGTTCAAGTCGATGACCTTGACAGGTTGCCCGTCGTGCCCGTGGTAGTAAAGGGCGCCGTCGTATTCCTTATTTGGGCACCAGCAGTTGCTGCGCAACTTGCCCCCAATTTCGATGATGTAGTGGATGGCATCCATCATTTCGCGGAGGCATTTAGTGTCAGCCTCTTCCAAGCTGTCTTCGCACCATTCAAAAAAGGCGTTGCAGATCATGCCCTGCGCCATGACCAGCGCCTTTTCGTTGCTATCAAGCCACTCGCCCATCAATGCCAAACGCTGCAGGCGCTTCGCTTGGGCTAGCTGGATTTGGCGGTCCTGCTTGCGCTTGATGTCCCTCTGGATCTGCTCTTCGAGCTTGTCACCATCGGTCAGACCTGGCTTGGTCTCCTCGGTGATCTCCTCGCTCTGAAGTGACTTGATCAGCTCCTGAGTTGCGCTCGGCTGGTTCTTGAGCGGCAAAGCGAACGCGATCAGATCCTTGGGGTTTTTCTTGGCAGGCTCGCGGATGGAGGCACGGATGACAGCGTTGCGCGGGACAAGATCCCACCAGTTCTCCCCTGGGCTGTCGGGCTGATAAACCAGCACGTCATTCCAGTTGTCGTCAGGATGCTTCATCACGGCGGTCATGCCACCGTTTCTGACGCCTTTAACCCAAGAGACAGGCGTATGGAAGAAGCGCTCGATCGGGGCTTCGATTGATTTCGGGAACGTGGTCATGCGACTTCTCGTTGATGCTTGTGGATCAGATCGTTGATGTAAACGGGATAAGTCGTCCAAGCCTTGAGGGCTTTGGCAAGCAGGCTGGCTTCCAAGTGCCCCAGGGGGCGGATGAACTCAGCCTCGATGTGCCCGGTCAGCACCAAGAAAATCAGGTAGGTGCTGGGGTGCTCTTCATTGTCCGCCCAAGTGAACAGGCGGTCGACGTCATATTCGGCGTCGCGGATGGCTTGTGATTTCATTTGAGGTCGATGGAGATGCCGCACTCATCCCAGAGGCGCTTTGAGTAGATCGTCCGCAGGTAGCGGGCTTCTGTTGCGTCGTCTAGGCAGTGGATGTTGGTGAAGTACCGCTCGCGCATGGTTTCCCATTTGAAAGCGGTGAACAGCAGTTCTTCTGGGACTGCTTTGCCGGGGTTGTTGCGGAGGCGGCGAGGCTTGCGCATTTGGGGGTCAGTGGCTCAGTCACCTTGCCATGCCCACCCGTCCAGCGCAAGCCCTTTCGGCGCCGATTTGCAGCTTTGCCGAAATCAATCCGCGCCGTGCTTCAGGCCTGGGAATCGCCCTGGCTTGCTCTTGCCGCTTTTGCCTGCTCTCCTCTTCCCGATCCGCTCGTACCGATCCCTGCTGCGCTCCTGTCCAGCCTGTACAGCTTCCTCGTAGCCAGGTGGTGCCAGATCCAGGCGACGCTTGAAAATCGCAGTCCAGTCGAGATACCGCGCCTCTCTTGCTTGTTGGCTCTTGTCCATGACCTCAGCGCGAAAACTCTCCGGTGCCTTAAGAGCGCTTTGGGGCACGAAATACGCCGAGCGGTTCTTGGCTGGATCCTTGACGTATTCGGGCTTGGTGCATTGGTCATGCTCGATCCAGCCGTGGATCCTGATCGTCTTGTTCTGGATCGTGACCAACCAGTAGTTCTTCCCCGGCTCTTCGTCGAGCTGAACGATCAGGTCGTAGTAATGCTTGGTCCTTGTTTTGACGTCAATGCAGAAGGGCAGATCGAACGAGCCCCGCACTGCGTCTGATTCCTGGAACAGCTCGTCCTTCAGTCCTAAATAGGAGGCGACAGCCATTTCGCCCAGGCAGCCGACCCGATGAAAGAACAGCGCCTTCTCGCCAGTTTCCGCCCCGCCGTTTCTGCCCTTTAGCCCCCTCGCTTCATTCAGGCTCTGCCGCCTGCTGGCTTCGGCTAACGCGACTTGTATCTCCTCTTCTGAAAGCTTGTAAAGCATCAGTCAAAACAGCGCTTGATCCAGCTTGAAGAAATCCCAGGCGTCGACCCAAGCCATCAAGCACTCGTCTGGCTCGCTCTTGATCAGCCGGTAGCGACCCGGTCCAGAGACCAGCGTGTAGCAGCAGTCAACTGTCAGCTCCGGATGGTGGTCGATCAGCATTGCCAAGTACCCACCTAGCTGCGCCTTCGCAGGCTGGCGCTGGTTGATGGCGGCATCGCTGCCAACAGTTTTCAGGTCGCCCAAGGCGAGCTTCCCGTTGCTGGTACGGACCAAGAAGTCAAAGCTGCCACCGATTCCTTTTCTGGCATCGCAGAGCCGATACTCCACCGCCACCGCCTCGCTCTCGGTCAGCAGCCAGCAATCGTCCAGCTCGTCGGTCCAGTCCTTGAACTCGTCCTTCCAGAGGATGCCGCCTTTCAGCAGCGTCTCGCAGTAGGTATGGACAGCATTGCCGCGAGGCTCCCAGATGTGGCGGGTCTGCTCAAAACGGAGCTCTGCCTGCGGGCTTGCCGGACTGGCGATCTTGGAAACGCTGAACGGCAGCCACCGTCCTTGATAGCGGTAGCGATGAAGGCTGTCGAAAAACTCCAGACCTGGGATCGGCTCCAGCAATTTGCCACCGGGCGAAAGGGGCTGTAATATAGCGCCGTTTTCGCGCCTTTTCAACTCATGGCTCTTCCCGGCACCAAGGGCGTCACCATCCGGATCTCCCATGAAATCCTGGAGAGGATCGACGCCCTGCAGCCCTCGCATCTCACCCGCAAAGCCTTCGTCAATGAAATCCTCAGCCAAGGCGTAAAGCGCCTGGAGGCTGACGCAAGACGAATGGCTGAAGCCTCGGCAAAATAAAAAGCCCCGGCGCGACCCGAGGCTCTTTTCATTCCGTTTGCCCCGCAACTTTACATGAGCTCAGAACAGCTTGGGAGGGGTATTAAGCCCTTCTCGATAATTCCAAACGAAATCCTTGATGCAGCCCCTGACTATCACGTTGTCATGGTCTGGTGCGCGATTTGGCGCCATGCCAACGGCAGCGAGGAAGGCTGCTGGGCATCTGTCCAGCGCATCTCAAAAGTGGCTCGAATTGGGATTCATCGCACTCGTGATGCCATCAAGTGGCTCAAGGAAAACGGCTGGCTAATCGCCGTCGAGCGCCCTGGCTTCACCACTCGTTACCGCTGCACGATGGAAGGCGGAAATGGCAAGCGGATCGCTCCGCAGCCCCTCGCTGGCGCAGCCTCAGGACCCCTTCCAACCCCTGTAACCCCTTCCAGCCCTTGTAAGGGGTACCCCTTACAGCCCCAGGAAGGCGAACAATATCCCCTAGAACTAGATCCCAACAGCCTCTTGTCTACGGATATTTCTTACGAAATATCCTCCGACGCAGCCGCTAACGCATTAGCGGCGCCTTCCAAGCCCTCGAAACGAAAGCCAAGGGCAAAGGGCAGCGAGGAGTTCGAGCTCTTCTGGAAGCTCTACCTCTCCGCTCCCGTCAGAGCTGGATCACAGTCCAAGCCAAAAGCACTGTCCCAATGGCAGAAAACAATCCGGACCGAGTCCGAAGCCAGTCTCATCAAAGCCCTGGAAACTGAAATCGAGCATCAGCAAGCAGCAGGCGACGCTTTCGTTAGCCCGCTGCCTGATTGCTTCCGCTGGCTGCGCGACGAGCGCTTCGCCACCGTCAATGACCGCCCTGCTGGGCAAGCCGCCATCAACCACGCCACCTATGTCTTCTGATGTCGCTGCCGCTTTTTGATTACGCCAATCGCGGCAAATGCGTTCACCAGGTTTTTGATAACAAAGAACGCATCAGCCCCAAATCCGTCTATCGCATCGCCACCTCCGCGATGTTTGGTGAAACCGAGCTTGGCGAGGTTCGCTTTCACTACAGCCCCGTCGCCAGCGACCATGCCATTGGCATGTACGACCGCGATGGCTATTACTGCACCTACTGCCCGCCCATCGCCGGAGCCCCTGGCTCTCGCGGCTTGGGACGCTGGGTCCGCCACCCCTGGGCAGAAGAAGAACGTCAACGCCTTGAAGCTTTCGACTAATGGCACTCACCCGCATCTCAACCCCTGAAGGCGCCCGCAAGCTCCTGCAGCGCCTCATCGAAGCCAACCGCTGCACCTTGGAAGACCTGGACAAGGCACCGCCTGGGCATATCAACCCGCAGGCGTACCGCAACCTGCTGCGCGACATTGCCCCCGAGCCCAAGGTCGAAGTCGTCAGCCCCCGCGATTTCCCGCAAAGCAAGCCAGCCGAAGAACCCCTCCCCTTCTGATATGACCCGAATCGTTGCCAAGGTCTCCTTCACGCCTGAAGAGCGCGACCACATCGACGCTCAAGCCAAAGCACTCAAGCTCTCCCGCTCCGAGCTTGTTCGCCTGCGCGCCCTAGGAGACCCCACGCCGGGCGTTCAACCCGAGCTGCCCCCTCTCACCCTTAGGCAGTACCAGAACGCCGTTACAGCCGCTCTGAAGGCTTCTCAGGGTTCTTGCCCTCGCAACGTCGTCGAAGCCATCGCCGCTGCCGTCCTCTGCTCAATCCATGACAAAACCAACAAACCAGGAAATCGCAGCCATCCTCAAGCTGTGGGATGACTACTACCTAGCCCGCTACCACCAGATCAATGACCCAGAACCCCCGAGAGCGCCTGAACCACTTGGTCGAATCAGCCGCTTCCTCCGTCCAGCCGACCTTGGAAAACTTGCCTGATGGCTGCGTTCGCGTCTGCATCGGCACCAACTGCGGCACCGTCTCTTCTCATCACTTAGTCGAACCCAAAATCAATCAACTCAGGGCAGCTAATAATCACCGCTAAAATAGAGCTGATACGATCCCTGCAAGTTGCACGCGTAGGGTCTGTGACCTCGATCAATAACCTCAAGGCAGACCATAAAAACGCCAGAAAGCGGACGGATCGCTCCGCTGATCTGATCAAAGAATCCCTCGAACGATTCGGCGCTGCTCGCTCAATCGTTATCGACGAAGACAACCGCATCCTCGCTGGCAACGGCACCATTGAAGGCGCCAAAGCCGCTGGTATCACTAACCTCCGCATCATTGACACCGAAGGCGACGAGATCATCGCCGTCCGACGCACTGGCTTGACCGAAGACGAAAAGGTCGGTCTCGCGCTCGCAGACAATCGCACTGGCGATCTCTCCGAATGGGATCAAGCGATGCTCACTCGCCTCTCAGACGAGCACGATCTCGCGCCCTGGTTTGATGCCGACGATCTCTCCGAGCTAATAGGTGATGACGTCTCCCCGCTAGACGAAATGCCCGAGCTCAACTCGGGTGATCGGGAACCCATCCAGCAGATGACTTTCACTCTTCACGATCTTCAAGCTGAGATCGTTAAGGAAGCCATCGAAAAAGCCAAAGCGATGGGACCGTTCGCTGATACCGGCAACGAGAACAGCAACGGCAACGCCATCGCTCGCGTCGCTGAGCTCTTCCTGAGCTGGGGAGGTGATCATGGCCTCAGCTAAAGACCTCAAGGTTGCTCCCATCTCCGCCAAGGACGCCGCGAGCCTCGTCAAGCGGATCCATTACTCCGGCTCTACTGCTGCGACCTCATCTCTCCACCTAGGTGTCTTCCTCAACGGACGCCTTGAAGGTGCCATGCAGTTCGGCGCTCCGATCGACAAGCGCAAGGTTCTCCCCCTTGTCGAAGGCACGCCCTGGAATGGCTTCCTCGAACTCAACCGGATGGCTTTCAGTGAAAACCTTCCGCGAAACAGCGAAAGCCGCGCCCTAGCCATTGCCTTTCGCCTGATCAAAAAGCATTACCCCCACATCCAATGGGTCCTGTCTTTCGCTGATGGCGCCCAATGCGGTGATGGCACCATCTACCGCGCCAGCGGCTTTGCTCTCACCGGCATCCGCCAAAACAAAACCATCCTCAAGCTGCCAAACGGCAAGATCGTCACCGACCTCACCCTCAACGTCAATCCGCAGCGCATGGGCGGCAATGCCTCCCAATGGAAAAAGCGGGGAGCCAAACCCCTCGAAGGCTTCCAGCTTCGTTACATCTACTTCCTGGACCCAACAGCTAAAGAGCGACTGACAGTTCCGATCCTGCCCTTCTCCCGCATAGACGAAATCGGAGCAACCATGTACCGTGGCGAGCGCACGCGCGCGAAGCAGGCGACTGCCGGGACCACCGGCAAGGCGGCGGAGCATCACCGACCCGCGCGCTCCAATTCCAAAGGCGAGGTGTCCATCTGATGCCCGCCAAAGGCTCTACATCTGCCAAGACCGAAATGCGGATTAACCGCATCGCTCGGCTCCTTGCCAATGGCGCTACGCGCTCTGAGTGCGTGCAATACGGCGCAAACGAATGGGGGCTCCAACCCCGCCAGATCGACAACTACATCGCTAAAGCGCGCGAGCTACTGCGGGCAGATTGGGAGATTGACCGCAAAACCTTTGTGGCAGAACTGCTCTCGCAGCTTGCAACTCTCCAAAAAGAAGCCCGCAAGAGCAATCAGCCTCACGTTGCCCTCGGCTGCATCAATACCGCAGCGCGCATCGCCAGGATCTTCGAGTGAGCATCCTTGACGCTCTCCCAGGCGGAAGCCTGCTCGAAGAGCCGATAACAGTTGCGCCTGAAAAGGACTGGCAGCCGCTCGCCAACGATCTCCTCACCAGCCTGACTGGACCCCAACGAGAGGTCTGGGATTCTCCAGAGCGCTTTAAGCTGCTTTGCTCAGGTCGGCGCTTTGGGAAGACCTACCTCTGCATTGCGCGACTAATTGCTTGGGGCATCCAAAACCCAGGCAGCCTGAACTGGTACGTCACGCAGAACTACAAGTCGGCAAAGCAGATCGCATGGCGACAGCTTCGCGCCATGGTGCCATCGGACATCTACGTCAAAAAGAACGAGTCTGAGCTCAGCGTTGAGCTTGCCAACGGCAGCATCATCGCTCTCAAAGGCGCAGAAAATGCCGACAGTCTCCGTGGCGTCAGCTTGAGCAGCCTGATCGTTGACGAGGCGGCATACGTCAAGCAGGAAGCCTGGGAGATGGTGCTCCGTCCGGCACTCTCAGACCAAGGTGGACCCGCCTGGTTCATCACCACGCCTGCCGGACTCAACTGGTTCCATGAACTCTGGGAGCAGGCTCAGGACCAAGAAGATTGGCGGACCTTCTCCTACACCACCGTCGAAGGTGGCAACGTCCCTGCTGATGAAATCGAAGCAGCACGCCGCACGCTTGACGAGCGCACCTTCCGGCAGGAGTACCTCGCCAGCTTCGAGACCCTCGCCGGTCGCGTCTACCCAGACTTCAGCGACGACAACATCTCCGAAGACGTCAAGGACACCGGAGGCGAGATCTACTGGGGCACTGACTTCAACGTCGGCATCATGGCGGGCGTTCTCGCAAGCCGCGTAGGCGATACCATCCACATCTGGGATGAGCTCGCTGTCAAGCAGTCGAATACCGATGAGGTCTGCCAACTCCTCAAAGAACGCTTCCCAAACCGGCGAGTTATTGCGTATCCAGATCCAACAGGGAGCGCCCGCAAGACTTCTTCGGCGGGTCGCACCGACCACGACATCATCCGCCGCTACGGCTTCCAATGCATCAGCCCCAAAGCACCCTGGGCTGTAAAAGACAAGATCAACGCAACCAACTG